AACTCAATTTCAATAACACAATCTTTGCCGTTGATTGAATTCAGTAAACTAGGTTTATTGATGTTACGAAATGCTTTACCAAATAACCCAAAACACAATGCATCAAGCATGGAAGAATTGTGTGATAATATTTCTCCAGTATAAAATCTATGATCCTTAGAATCGATAGCCAAATCATACATATTTGTTGATATTTCTGTGGCGGAAACTTCAACAACTGTCTCAATCCCAGATTTGGTGATAATTTTAGTTACAAATGGTATACAATCTTTTACATATATTTCATTGAAGTTGTCATCGAAAACAATATGAGTATCTGCACAACCCAGTCTAAACCCAGATTCGGTAACCAATAACCATTCTTGATATGGGACAGTTTGGTGTATGTGAGTAATTGGAGACCAACCTTTATCGGTTTCAATATTCCAATCACTCACCTCAAAACTCTCAATAAACTTACGATTTGTTATTTCAGATAACTGGTTCATTTATAAAACACTCCGTCCAACCTTCAAATTTTTCATTAGGGCTATATCTAATAGATTTATTGCTCTTGATAATATCCTGTTCCATCAAAAAACATTTATGTATGGTATCATTGACAGTTCTAATAACTTCATAAACATAACCTCCTATTGTATATCCATTGTATCTTTGTCGTACAGTTCTAGTTGTTATTCCTATCTTATAAAATATTTCATCATCTTTATACACTTTCAATAAATAGAGAATCCCAGGGGTATCTAATTCTTTATCCCACAATGTTCTATAGTTTATTTTAGTTGCCTTACCTCTGTTTATATCTGCCTTTTCTTCCTCAGATTTAGAGTTCAAAGTGACCTGCCAGTTATCTTGGCGGGCTTGCCATAATCTAGTTCCTTCTACCATCCCATATTTTTCTATACAAATATCTAACGAAAATGTCGATTGAACATCACACACCTTATCGATTGATTCTTCTTCAGTGAATCCTCGTAACATATAATACTCTTTACATCTGGGAGAACTTATTCTATGAAATTCATTACCTTTACTACCTGATGATTTTGCTCCAGATTTGTTATTGGCATCTTTTTGTTGTATTGCCAATTTCACAGATTCTTCTTCGGAATATCCTTGTTTTATCCAATACTCTTTTCGTATAGGTCTTTGAGAATTTCTCTTGTAGTCTGCTTCTAGTTCAGTATACTTACTGTTTGTTTCTGGGTTTATCTTTTCCAGCCAATACTCTCTGGAAAATGGAGATGGAGTTTTCTTTCTAGTATTACTTTGTTTAGATTTGTAGTTAGATTCACCCTCACTCCATCCCCTAGATAACCAATATTGTTTAGTAAACGTACCCTGTTCAGGAAACCCATATAAATTACATACAACTTGTTTGCTTTTAGCTACATTATTTGATATATCTGGAGTATTCAATAATAATTGATATAACTCCTCTCTAAATTTAGGGTGTAGATTCTTAATTTTATTATCTAGACAATCTTCAATCTTCTCCTCTGTCGTTCTGTTTCTCCTGTACATAAAATTCACCTATAGTGGTTTCTATTGTTTGTCCAGTTTTTTTATTCTGGATCCTTATAGGAGTATTTATACAAACACATTTTCCAGAACCATTTTCACCAACCACAAGTGTGTTCTGATTGTTGTCTAACTTTATTTCAGTAAAATGGTTGCCGGTGCTTAACAGATTTTTCCAACGCACATAACGAAATGCTATCATTCAGTTTTTTCCGTATTCAATGCCTCAATGTAAAGTTCTCTCATCAGAGTTTTTAGTTTATCACTCTCAACATTCAAAGTTAAATTATCAATATATTTTCCGAGAATAGTAATCGTGTCTTCAGCTTGATCAATGATTTCTTGGTCAACATCAATGAGTGTATCAGTAAAGTCTTCCACGATTGACAAATCTGCAACACCTGCCTTATAGATGTTATCTAATACACTATCAAATAAAAATGGATTCTGTTTATTAAGTACAACCACTTTAACAAAACAATCCTTTAGTGGCGCATAGTCATAGTTTTTCCATGCCTCAAAATCATTACTTGAATCATCATACATGATTTTATGAAACATCTTATATGGATTCAAAATGAATTCAAATTCTCGTGTCTCAGTATCAAACACATGAAATCCTCTTGGATCGTTATAATCAGCCCATGTCATTTCGTATTGATTGCCAAGATATGTGATATTGCCACTTGTTGACTTGTGGTGAAAGTGACCAGACAATACGATATCAAATCTTTCAAATAATTTTCTATCTAATCCTTCGTGACAGATATTGCCTCGATCCATTTCAAAACCTGCAATCTCAAAATGCCCAAATATAACTTCAACAGGTGCAGTCTTCAAAAACCCCATAGACTGTTCATAATTGTCTTCACATATCCAAGGCATCAATAGAATATCAACACCATCAAATGTAACTATCTTTGGATCGGTGTAAATGAACGGCTCATGTACACCATCATAAGTGGAACAAAGATTGTGAATTGCATTTACTTTATTTGTGTTCTTATAATAGGTGTCGTGATTACCAATCATAATATGAGTATCAATGCCTTCTTTCCATAATCTTTTCATAAATCGATTTTGGAAATCAGATGCAATATTATGATTGATAAACTTTCTTCTATCAACAACATCACCTAAATGAATAAGTGTAGTAATGTTATGTTCTTTCAAATAAGGAAAGAACGTGTTTTCCCAAAACTTGAAAAAGTATTCGTTGAAAGCTTGACTATCCCCTCTTGCACCAAAGTGAGTATCATTAATAAGAGCGAGTTTCATAGCCTGTTAGTATAACTTACATCAATAGTATTGTCAAGCATTTTAAGGCAATTGTTCAAGAAACTTTTCAACGCCTTTGGTCTTACCTTCTTTTTTCTTTTTCTTAGCTTCTTCAAAGGTATGAATGAATTCTGAGATGTTATCATATAATTGAAACTGTCTCATATTGCCATCTGAGTCTTCAAACATTTCATCCTCACCAAGCAAACCAAACTGTTCTGTTGCCTTGTACTTAACATACAGTTGCTTCTTTTCTTTCATAATTCTACGGAGAAAGGCATAGTAAATGATTTGAGTGAAGTAGGCAAATGGATTCTTTGACTTACTTGGATCAAAATTTCTAAAATACATAAGGCAGTTTTCAATGCCATCTGCAATCATTTCATCTCGAAAAGAGTATGATATGAAGTTAGGTTTTCTTGAAAGGTGTTCTGCAATTTTTAGAAAGCATTCTCCTATGTAATTGGGAATTTGTGGATCTTCTTTTTCTGCTGCTTTGGCAACATCACACTTCTCTTTATATACAATCAGCGCATCTAAAAAGTCGGCATTGTTTACATAATGTTTTGGTTTCTTCTCACTCATATTTCTTCCTTTTATTTAGCTTGACATCGTGCTTGACAACTGTTATTATGGCGGTGTCCCCCGTTAGATGATATATTAGCTACCACATCAATGTAACCTGTTAGTCTTCTTACGGTTAATAATCTCAACAACATCTTCCTTCGTTAAATCACCCTCAGGGTCTTCATCCTCATTTTCCTCCTCATCTTCATCTTCATATTCATCTGATGCATCTCTTAGTTTTTGGCTAAGAGCATTATCTTTTAACATTTTAATTTGAGTAGTATTAACAGCCTTGTGGTAGTATTCCTTCAAATTATCCTTAGGATCAACGATAGTAAGTATGTCGCCTGAAAGAATGGTTGCAATGTTATCTTTAATCAATTCAATAGGCAACCAAGGTAACATCATCATAACAATACCTTGAGGTGTTCGCTTAAAGATGAGATGCATTGGATTATCCAACACAACAAGATTAGTGTTTGTATTGCCTGAGTAGCCAGCGATAATGTCCTCACCACTGTGTAAACGGACTATACGGACACCTTCAAATAGATTATTCATCTTTGAGTTCAATATTATAGAATTTGTATTTAAATTTTTCGTCATCATATATTCTAACACGATCCACAAAATGTTTCAAGGTGTAATTGGTATATTTGCCTATTCTAAAGTCATCTGAGATATCGAATAGAACTGCCTCATCTTTGTTTTCTCCAATTCTTAATCCTCGACCAATAGATTGAAGATTGCGAATTCTGGACTTGCTTGGGGAGGCAAATATAATATTATGCAGGTTGCGGATATTAACGCCAGTAGAGAAAGTACCATATGAAGCAACAATGATAGCGTCTTTTTCTTTTTCAGTAATTGCACGAACTGATTCCCGAATCTCAACATCCGTGCCACCAAAAACAAAAAACACATGTCTATTCTTAGCCTGTTCTTTAATGTTTGCATGTAAACTCCTACCTTGTTTTTCTACAAATTGAAATAATATAAGAGTGTTACCATTAAGAGAAAGAGCTAGGTTTCTAATGAAATTATTTCTTGCAGTATTCATAACTATGTATTCTAGTTCTTGGTTATAGTCCCAAGACCTTGCCATCTTACACACACTCTCTGGATGTTTAAGTATAAGACATTTAATTTTGAATGATGCAAGTTGACCTTTATCCATCAACTCAGCAGTAGATGTTGCTTTATAAACAGGACCAAATAGGCCTTCTAACACAAGGCGGTGGGTTTGGCTCCCATCTAAAGTTCCAGTTGTTCCTATTCTATATTTAGCATTAATCAATTGTGTCATAATAGTTGTTAACGATTTGGCCTTGAATTGGTGGGATTCATCGCCAAAAACGAATTCGAATTGTTCAAAATACTCTTTGTCATTTTTGTAGATACTTTGCCAAGTAGTAATGGTAAGAAATTTATTTGTATGTTTCTCTTTACCAGAATATTGACGGTGACAGTATTGTTCTGAATCGTAACCATAATCTTCAAAGTCTTTATACATCTGTTCGACTAATGAAGTTGTTGGTGCAATTAATAGGCCTTTTTTGTTTTCTAGTTGTAAATGTCTTAGTATCAAGTATATGATTAAAGACTTGCCTGATGCAGTAGGAGACAGTAGGAGAATTCGTTTGTTACGAACTGCATGTACGAATGACTTTAACTGATAGTCTCTTACTTCAAGTGGTATATTTAATGTTGAGATGAATTGTTCTGCCTCAACAACAGAAAAGTTTTGTGTGACTGATACATCAGAATCAATTTCTAATGTGTAATTCCGTTCCTTACAAAAGATTTCAATGTAAGGAACAAGACCATGATAGATGGTGAAACTTCTTAGGTCTGCTAACCTAATTTTACCATCCCAAATTCTAGATTTATATGCAGGTGTGAATTGATGACCTGGAACAAAAAAGGTAAAGTAATCCGACAACTCTTGTGCAATACCTCTATCACACTCAAATTGAATATAGGCTTCATTCTTTTTATGTAGAATCAAATCAGCCATTTATATTCCACTAATAAACTTTTCAAAATCTATGAATGACCTTAACTGAAAAGTTCTGCTGTGTAATTCTTTTAATATACTTTGACACACATCAACAATTTCATCATGCATCATTTTGTTTGCAAGATGTTTATTGATATCATCATCACTCTCTAAGTATGTAATCC